GCCGGTGTCGGTCAGATTATGAGCGGTGACATTGTGGGTGGTGCCATGAGTGCGGTTTCTGGAATTTCCACTGTAGTGTCTGTGTTAGACGGGATGTTCGGTGCTGATTATTCCCGTTACAACGAGATGGTCGAGGAATACAACAAGCTAAATGAGATATGGGATGAACTGATAGACAAGAAAAGGGAGTATATTGATATGTCCTACGGCGTTGAAGCCGACAAGGTAGGGCAGGAAGCCATTGACCTCGTAGAAAAACAGATAGAGGCATACAGAACGCTGGGAAAGGAACGGCTCAATTCCGGTGCGTCTGTCGGTTCCCATTCCATCGGTAAGCGAATGGCAAAGAACACCTCTTCAAGCGACTGGCAGGACATCGCCAACGCACTCGACATGTCAGTCAATGCCGCCAAAGAGTTTATCGGGACCGGAAGAATGACCGGACTGTTTGACCTTACCGTTGAGCAATTGGAGAAACTCAAATCCGATGCTCCAACATTCTGGGCAGACATGGACGATGATGTACGGGAATATCTGGACAGTATCATTGAAGGGGAGGCCAAGATAGAGGAAATACAGAACCAGGTAAAAGAGCAGCTCACCCAGACAACCTTTGACAGTGTTTTTGACAGTTTCGTGGATACCCTTATGGATATGGACAGCTCTGCCAAAGACTTTGCTGAGGATTTCAGCGAGTATATGCAGCGCGCCATCCTTACTAACATGGTGGGGGAAAAATTTTCCAAAGAGCTGCAGGACTGGTATGACTCCTTTGCAGAAGCAGGGAAAGACGAAGAAGGTATAACCAAGGGAGATATGGAGGAGCTTCGTAAACAGTACGATGAAATAGTAGATGCTGCCGTTTCCGAGCGCAACAATCTGGCCGAAATATTCGGATGGACCTCAGAATCCACCCAACAGTCTGCAAGCAGCAAGGGATTCCAGTCCATGTCCCAGGACACAGGAGAGGAGCTTAACGGTCGTTTCACAGCTTTACAGATAGCTGGAGAGGAGATAAAAAATCAAATGATAAATGCAGTTGTTGGATTGAATTCTTTAGTTTCTATTTCAACGTCAAGTAATGCCACACTAAGTAGTATTTTGGAACAGCATGTGAAAACCAACGGATATTTAGAGGACATAGTAAAGTATACGAAGCCGATACTTGACTTTGAGAGTAAATTTGATAGAATGATTACAATTCTTAATAACGGACTATAATATGGCGACAGGAGAATTTTATATAAATAATAAGGACGCTTATACCACGTGGGGGATAAGCATGGATACATCTTCCTTATCATCGCTGATGACCCCACCACCAATGAAAGAGTTTATCGAGAACAAGTCGCGCTTGGAGCATGGTAAACGGGTCATAAAGTCGAATCCTAAGATTGATGAGAGGAATATTACATTGACATTTAATCTCACTGCCAAAAACGAAGAGCAATTTTTTTTACGATACAATTCTTTTTGCGAAGAGCTTGCTATCGGAGTATTACATATCAAAAGTAAATATCAACCAGATGTTGTGTATAAGACTATATATTTGTCATGTAATCAATTCACCCAATTCATGAGGGGTATCGCTAAATTCTCTCTAAGATTAGTAGAGCCTAATCCAGCAGATAGGAGTATAGTGCAAATTTAGGATAAATGTGATTGTTTTTATGTCATTTATTGCTATATTTGCTGTGCAATTGTATGAAGCTATACAATACCCCATATATGGAACTAATAGACATCAAAGACATATCCGGCAGCATTCTCCTTACCACCCTTCCCGATGAAGGTTGTAAACGTAAGTTTACTCTGATGAAGGAGGATTATATCCTTCTGAAATTCAGCTTGGAGAATCCTATATTCTTCAAATATGGTGACTACGTGGAATGCGATTTCGGCATGTTCGAGGTGTGTGATTTGCAGAAACCAGTATTCAATGCCAATACCGCAGGCTATGACTACGAGTTGCAGCTTGACGCCTATTACTGGAAATGGAAAAACAAAATCTTTAAATATACCCCCGAAGTGGCCGGGCAGGAAGCGTCCTGGAATCTCACCGCTTCACTTGATGTTCAAGCCGGTATAGTCCTTAGAAATTTGAAAGCTCTTGGTTATGCGTATAAAGGTCAGGATTTTGTTTTCTCCATTGACAGCACTGTAGAGAATAAGGCGCTACTGATGACTTATGACAACATCAACATTCTTGACGCCTGCTTCTCTATGGCGAAGAAATGGGACTGTGAATGTTGGGTGACAGAGAACATCATCAACTTCGGAAGATGTGAATACGGCACTCCGGTTGACTTTGAGATAGGGGACAATGTGGTGGAGATGACAAGCTCTGAGAGCAAGAGTACATACGCTACCCGTATCTATGCTTTCGGCTCTACCCGTAACATTCCGTCAAACTATCGTCCAGTGGATGAAAGCATCGTGGTTAATGGAGTTGTACAAAAGCGTCTCATGCTTCCCGAAGGAACTCCATACATAGACGCATATCCTGATATGTCCACAGAGGAAGCTGTAGAGCAGTTGGTTGTGTTTGACTATATATATCCTCGTACTGACGGTCATATATCAAAGGTCATCACCTATACAGACACAGTGAATAATGAGGATGGAACTCAGACCACCGAAACTTTCTACCAATTTACCGATACCGGAATAACATTTTCAAAGGACTACATTCTTGAGGGTGAGGAATTGCATATAATCTTCCAGTCCGGCTCTTTGAACGGTATGGATTTCGGCGTGACTTTTAATCCGATGGGAGAACCGGAAAAGAATGAGGACGGTTCATGGAATCCGAAAGCCCAGCTTTGGGAGATTGTCGCTAATGAGGATTATGGTCGCAAATTACCTGATGGTGTCTTAAAACCCAAAGAGGGGGATACTTATATATTATATGGGTGGGACAGCTCCAAAATTGCGGATTTGGGGCTTGTGTCGGCCGCGGAACAAGAGCTTAAGGAGAAGGCTGAAGAGTACGTTGCCAAGTCCAGGATAGACCCCAATACATATTCCTGCACAATGATGTCGGACTATATGTATGGGCTGGATGAGGGAGGCAATCAGAACCAGGATTATGCAAAGCATTTTGATGTAGGAGATAAGGTTAATCTAGTCAATTCCGCATTTTTTGAAAGCGGAAACCGTCAGTCCAGAATCATAGGATACGAATGTAATCTTGATAAGCCATATGACAGCCCGGTATATACGGTAGGCGAAACGGCGTCCTACTCTCGGATAGGGGAGCTGGAAGAGCAAATAGAGAATATTACCTTGAAGGGACAGACATACACCGGTGGAGGTGGAAGTGGCATATATGTTATCGGAACGAATGACACTACATCCCCTACAAACAGAAATGTGTATTCGGCTTTGCGTGTTCTGCAATCATTCCTCAGCAAGACCACCAACGACCGCACCCCCTTCAAGCTGGAAGTCGGCGACAAGCTCACCGCGGAGAAGGGATTGCAGATAAGCAAGAACTTCGTTTCCGGCATTATCGGAGGAAGCGGCGGCTCCATCTATCTGGACGAGAACGGGAAGGTTGTTATCGAGACGGACAAGGCTGTATTCCGTGAGGAGCTTATTGTACCTCAGATTACCTTCAACTGCATAGACGTTATATCGGGTGACAAAGCCAATACGTTCGCCTACGGAACAATCAAGACTGTGGATACCGAGAACCGCATTGCCACCCTTGACCTTCTGGAAGGCCAATACGGTACGCTTCATGTAAGCGACATATGCAGGGGTATCTTCCACAACATAGGTGGGGGAAACACCGACAAGGATACGATTGGCGCAAACGGCTTCATTGAGTATTCCGGTTTCGCCACATCCTACTTTACTCCGACCAATATACTGGAGAACGAGGCGGGCAGCATGAAGTTCGAGTATGAGCTTCAGGTGGGTACGTCCGTTCATCCGATGCCGGGCATGAACTTCTTCGCATACGGTAACTTCACCGATGAGGACCGCCAGGACATTACATACGAGAACAGATACTACACCCGTCGTATTACCCATGTCAACAATTGGGTGATAGACCCGGAAACGAACATCGAGATGCAGGTAGGAAAGCTGAACGGCCTTTCCATAGGTGGCATGGATTTCTCCGGTTATTCGTTCTACGGCAAGAATGTGTACATCTCCGGCACGATAGAGCGCCTGAAACCCAACGGCACCCCAGCCAAGGACTTGAGCTATGAGGGCGTTTGGGAATCCGGCAGAAAATATGACTACTACGACAGCGTGACCCATGACGGAAGCACATGGGCCTGCATGAACAAGAACGGTTCGTCAGCCGAGCCGGGCACGAACAATGACTGGCAGAAGATTGCCTCCAAGGGTGACAAGGGTGACCCCGGAGAATCGGCAGTGTTCGCAGACCTCACAAACGAGATGGATAACATCGCCCTTACCAATGACGGCAAGGTGTACCAGGACACGTCGATAAGCACAGTTGTATGGATGAGCTACGGCAGCAAGAAGATGACCCTTACCGGCATAACATGCACGCTCCCTGCCAACGTCACCGAGACGCACGACGTTTCCACCGGAGAGATAACTTTCAGTGTCAAGCAGGGCGTGGCTCTGGACGGCAGGAACCCGATACCCGTCGCGTTGACCGCCACCTACAATGGCAAAACCTACACCGGGCAGCTCACGTTTACCATGGCAGGTGTCAAGGGCGGTGCCGATGCCGTTCTATACCGACTTGTCCCGAGTGTGTCCGCTGTGATAAAGGATGCCAATGGTAATCTCAATGTAACTTCCGTATCGTGTACACGGTTGAAGTCTTCGGTTTCCGGCGGCACGGCCGAGACCGGGACGGGCGAACTTAAATACTCCCTTGACGGTGGAGCCGAAGTCTCAATCGGGAACAATGCCGGAGTACCGGTATCAAGCTTCCAGAAGAGCATCAAGTTCATATTCTACGTGGACGGTACAGTAGTGGACGTGGAGACAATACCTCTTGTGGTGGATGGTAAGGACGGTGCCCAAGGCCCTCAAGGTGTTCCCGGTCCTGCCGGAGCTGACGGAAAAACCCTATACACATGGATAAAATATGCCGACGACGCTCAAGGTGGAGGTATAAGCAACAATCCTACCGGAAAAGCGTATATAGGTTTCGCCTACAACAAGGAGACCGCTACGGAAAGTAACAATCCCTCCGACTATACATGGAGCGATATAAAGGGAGAAGACGGTATACCGGGTGCTACCGGTGCCGACGGAAAGACTTATTACACATGGGTTGCCTATTCGGACAATGCGGACGGAACGGGCATGTACCAACAGCCTAAAGACACGACTAAATATATCGGTATAGCCGTCAACAAGGAGACTGCTACAGAAAGTAACAATCCTTCTGACTATACATGGTCAAAATTTAAGGGGGAAGACGGACAGAGCGTGTCTTCGCTCGGCAGATGGTATACGGGGCTTATCGTGCCCAAACTGGGAATCGTCACGATGGGAGGAAGCACCTTCTGCGCGAAGAAGGAGACCGCCAACCCACCGTTATGGACTACCACGACAAATGACGGCAGGCGCATTACCCAGACACAGGACGGAGGAAGGACTTACGGCTATATTCTGTCCGGTGAATCAAATACGGAGGAATACGACCTGCTTGTCCAGAGCGGAAAGGACGGAAGCGACGGTACCGATTACGAAAGAGTGTTTATCCATACCACGGAGGAAAACCGCCCCTCCACCCCAGCGACCTCACAGACGGACGATTATATCCCTTCCGGCTGGCATGATGATCCTATTGGCGTTTCCGAATCCCTGCCTTTTGAATGGATAAGCGAGAGGAAGAAGAGAAACGGCATATGGAGTAACTTCAGCACACCTGCCCTCTGGGCTAAATATGGATTTGATGGCATTGATGGCGCAGAAGGTGTGGCTGGTACGAGTATTGTATGGAAAGGTGATTTCTCGTCTGCCCCTTCCTCTCCTCAGAACGGTTGGGCGTACAAGAATACGACCGACAAGAAGTCGTATGTATATCAAGACGGCCAGTGGTATCAAATGACCATTGACGGAATTGACGGAAAGAACGGAAAGGACGGACTGAGCATCGTATGGAAAGGCGACCTGCAGTCTCCACCTTCCAATCCTCAAATCAACTGGGCATATAGGGACACCAATAACGGTCGTGTATACATATGGAACGGGACAGCATGGTCGTTGATGGTCGTTGACGGCTCGGACGGTGCTGACGGTGCAGCCGGCTCGAACGGATTGAGCGTGTTCATAACTTACAATGACAGCACTTCCCAGCCTTCTGTTCCTACGGGAAACGGTACTACCGGAGGCTGGCATACGAATGCTACAAGTGGAGCTATATGGATGTCGCAGAAGGTTGCTTCATCCGCAAGTGATGGGACATGGGGCACGCCAATTAAAATCAAAGGTGATAAGGGCGAGAGCATAACCGCTATGGGCAGATGGTATACGGGGCTTATCGTGCCGAAGCAGGGTGTAGTTACCATGGGCGGCTCTTCATACATAGCCAAGAAGGAGACGACCAATCCTCCACTGTGGACTGTTACAACAAGTTCCGGTCAGCGAATCAAGCAGACGCAGGACGGAGGAAGGACTTACGGCTATATTCTGTCCGGCGAGATGAATTCCGCGGAGTATGATTTGCTTGCTTCAAAGGGTGAAGACGGAAAACCTGGTGTTGACGGGAAACCCGGAGCTGATGGCAAGCCTGGGGAAAAAGGAGAGCAGGGCATCCAAGGCTGCATCATAAGACATTCCGAATGGGCTGTGGGCGTGACTTACCGCAACGACGAAGCCCTGACAAGCGGCACCCGTTATGTGGATATTGCCATGATAAGGAACAATGCCGCAATCGACGGATGGGATGTCTACAAATGCAACACTACCCATACAAGCTCGGAAAGCAACAAGCCGGGAGTGTCATCGTCCACATGGACCAAGTTAAGCGGTGTAGGTCCTATCTACACATCCCTCATCATCGCGAAGAATGGTAGCATTGACTTCTTCCAGGGAAATCAGTTCCTCATTAAGAAGGATGACGGTACGGTAACGGCCGGGCTGTCCGGTTCCATTGCTGGTAGCAAGGTGCGTATCTGGGCTGGTTCCGCGATACCGGACGACGCTCCGTTCCAAGTGCTGGAGAGTGGAAAAGTAATCTGCATGAATGCGGAGGTTCATGGCGATATAAATGCTACAAAAGGCATATTTAATAATGTAAATATAGAGAGTGGTACTATTGCAGGCTTCAAAATTTCCGGTACCAGCATTTCAAGTACAGATGGCGCGTACGACGGTGGTTCTGGGCCCAACTCTTATTCCAATTCCAAGTTTTTCTTGCATGCGGATGGTTCCGGTTCTGCATTTATGGGATTCAGTGCCACGGGAAAATGGGTGGGCATTGGATTGAACTGTCTGCCATCAACTTCTGGTGGCAGACAAGCCTTGGGAAGATTTTATAATACTACTGCCGAATCATATGTATTTGATAAAATAGGCTTACTTATTGAAATATCAGGAGCGCTAACATACGATGACATCGGATATGGCAATAGCGCGCTATATATTCCCAAAGGGCATATTACCGGATTCCGTCGGAGATTCAGAAGGGTTTCTACTTCCACGACATTGACCAATATGGACAGTATCGTGAGACTGGTGAATACCGCTGAAATAACGGTTACTCTTCCGGCAGGTTGCGAGGATGGTCAAGAAATATGGTTGTGTTCTGGGAATGAGAAAAAGGTTAATGTGAGAGCTGCATCTGGAGATTCCATAACCGGTGATGGAGGCAGCTTCGCTACTAACCGGTGGCACATCTACATATATGATGCACACAATAGAGATTGGGTTTACGGATATACAAATTGAAACTAATATGAAGAAGATTAATTTTGAAAGATTTGAGATTTACACGAATGTGACCATGCAGAGTTGCATAACAAGGGACATTAGGGAAGAGTTTGCCGATACAATCATGCAAAACCTCAATAGGGTGCGTGGATATGCGCTTATGATGAAGGTTTTCCAAAGTAATGGAGAAACGGAGTTTTCTGATGAGGAAATATCCCTGATTAAGTTCATTGCGGACAATTACGGAAACATCTCATTGTCAATGTCCATAGACAAGAATATACGAGAATTGAATGATAATGAAACAAGAAAGGAGGAACAACTATGATTTTGCAGGCAGACGGAGGGCACTACCTTACACAGAGCGCGGATGTGCCCATAGAAGAAAGGGTGTTCGGGAATACGGCGTATATCAGCGACCCTTCGGAGGGCTCCAAATATCGCCAGGTATCTGAAGCCGAGAAGGAACGCATGCTAAATGCCGGAACGATATTGGACCCGTCCGACTTGTCGGATGAGTACCTGGACAAGGTGGACACGCTGCATGAGATTATCAAGGAGAACATCAACACCGCAGGTCTGACGGTTGAGCAGAGCCTTAAGCATAAGGAGTATTTCCCCAAGTGGGATGAATTAATTGGCAAGACTGAGCCAATTGGATTCATGTTCTCCTACGAAGACACTTTATATGAGGTAATTCAAGAGCATGAATTTGCCAGCCAGTGGGTACCGGGTATAGGAACAGAATCTCTCTACAAGGTTGTCCAGATTGAAGCGTCCGGCACGAAGAAGGAACCGATAGCCTGGAAGCAGGGAATGGAGTTATTTAACGGCAAGTATTACACAGACAAGAATGTGCTTTACTTGTGCATCCGTGACAGCGGTATGGGTATGTCGTTTGACCTTGCCGACCTGGTGTCCGGTGGTTTTGTGGAAGTGGTCGAGGAATCTTCCGAAGACACTGTTCTATAACAAGGGAACTTGTTCTTTTTCCGGCTTTCCCGATGCCGTTAATTCGGGAATTTATTTAAACAAAAACGAGTTAATTATTTAAATGTTAAATTAGGGTATCATGTTTTTAAAGCGGATGCCCCTTAAATGTATTAAGTATGGCAGAAGATATTAAAATGAATCAATTTGGGATTGCAACAAGCCTTGATTACGTCTATGGCGAGATTGCAAATGGTTCGCAGAAAAAGATGGCAATGCACATCGTGGACACGTTGTCCGAAGGGGTATTTATCATGTTCCATCGTAAGAGCGATAATTACCCGCTTATGGTTAAGCCGGACAAATGGGTAACTTATCAGAATAGTGGAGAGATAGCGGAGGGCGTGGTAGTGGTGGAGGGCGGCAAGATACTGGTAGTATCGCCAACCGAGACCGCATTAACGTGGAGCAGCGCAGCCGTTAGCGGTGGCGGCGTTACCACCTCAGACCGCATTACGGCGATGAACGACTGGGCAGGTAAGGCCAACACCGCAGCGCAGATTACGCACGCGGAATGTAATACGGCATCCTACGCACCGGGTTTCTGCGCAGCCTACAGCCGAGTTAATGCCAACGGCAAAGGACTGACCGCAGGCCGATGGTGGCTACCGTCGCTGGGTGAGCTGTTTTGCATATACGCTAATATGCGTAAAATCAATTACGCATTATCGCTGATAGAGGGAGCAACACAGCTGGCCGAAACGTGGTACTGGAGTTCTACCGAGTCCAGCGCGCCCACCGCGTGGGGTTTGACCCTCGTCAACGGCGACACGGGCTACACCACTAAGGCGGCGGACACGTTCAGAGTTCGCCCCGTTTCAGCATTTTTACTTTAATATAAATATTTTTTTCACCAAAATAGAAATAATCTGTGAGGGCTTCTATTTCTTGCTTAATCTTCTACCCGTTCCGGCCATCTCGGTCAGAACGGGTAAGAGATTGGATAAGAAATTAAAGAGCAAATTATACCGTCATATTAGGTAATATTTACTGATTTCCATTCACTCCAAGCAAGTTCAGTTCTTGTCCTTATGAATACATTTAGAAGGCCAGTAACACTACATGCTATTTGAACAATATAATTATTTAATCCTTTAAGTACAAAAAGAATACCATAGCTAATTGAATTGGATGGTCCGTTGATGGTGCCATTAACGCTAACGTTTATGTAGTATATACCAATTTCTGTATTTAAGTTGTAATCTTTTACGGGTGTTCCTTTTTGAAACATTGCATTAAGCAAATCACTCTTCTTAATCTTCACCTGCGAACCGTTAGATGCTTCCGCATATATGTATGCTGCATCAGTCACCACTTGGAACTGATTCATCTTTATATCTTGCTCTGCCATATTCTTACATTTAAGGGGCATCACCTATAAACCACTTCCACACCCATTCTCTTCAAGTGCGCATCCAGTGTTTTTATATTACAATTAAAGTATCGGGAGATAAAGACCTTGCTTTTCCCTTGCTTTAGCAATTTTATGATTTCTTTTTCGTGGGGGAAAAGCAAATGATGATGGTGCCGAATATACTTGAGCTTCTCCTTGTTCTCCTCAAGTATGGCAGGCTTGTCTACATCAACAATAATGCCTTTTTCTCGAAGCGTGTTTGCCTCCATCAATTGGTGGCGATATTGGTAAGCGGCTGCTTGGTATTCAACGTGTGGCGCGCGGTCGGTTTGGATTCGTTTCTTGATGATGACTTTTCGCTTCTTTCTTTTTTGGGGAACGATTCTTTTTTCTGTGGGGATGTCTTTAGGCTTTCGTGGACGCGGAGTATAGTTCCTAACTATCAGTCCTTCTCTTTCGAGATGCTTGTCAAGCGTGCTGTACTGGCACTTGACTTTCCGGCAGATGGCTGCTTTGCTGTATCCGTATTAGACCATGGTGCGTATAAGTTCCTTGTGTCTGTCGAGCTTGTGCCGGGAGTTTGTCCCTCCGGTTTTCCTTCCGAGTTTCATTCCAAGCGATTTTTTCCTTGCAAGTGCTTCTTTCGTACGTTGTGAGATAAGGCTTCTCTCTATTTCGGAAGCCAGTGAGAAAGCAAATGCTATGACGTGGCTCTGTAGATTATCGCAAAGTTCAAAGCCTTCCTTCACGGTGATTACTCGGATTTTCTTCTTCATCAGATTGTCAAGGATAGACATAACCTCCAGCAACCGCCTGCCCAGTCTGGATATTTCCGAGGCTATAAGGGTATCGTCCTTCTTCATCTTCTTTAGCAGTGTCCCGAGCTTTCTCTTGTCCACATCCTTCATTCCGCTTATCGTCTCCTCGATGTATTGGTCTACATCTATCTGCCTTTTCCTGCAATAATTCTCTATCTCGAACCGCTGGTTTTCTACTGTCTGCTTGTCTGTGCTTACCCTAATGTATGCGTAAATCATTTTTTGTTATAAAGATAGCGATTTTGCCGAAAAAACGAACCTTTTGTAAAAGGTTCGTTCTGCGTCCATTGAAAGCTTCCTAATCTGTCCTTATAAGGTTAGCTTTGCATGTGAAAAAAGTTTGGATTAGTATGGTGTTTGACAGAATATTAGTATATTTGCAGTACCCGTATGAAGATGTACGGCACCGTAACTATGCACTTGGAATATCCGACATATATCAAAGCCTCTGAGCTGATGTTTTTTTGCATCCGGCTCGGGGGCTTTTGTTGTTTTTGACAGACAAAATTTTGGTTAGTTGTAGAGCGTATGAATTTATAATTTGAAACATTAGTATGAAAGATGTGATTTACAATTTTATCAACGAGCACATGATGACTCACATTGTACTGATTGCTTTGTGCATTGCGGCCACTATCGGTGCAATGTTCGTTGATTTGGTTTCCGGAGTGCTGAAAGCCCGTCAGAGGGGAGAGGCGAGGACTTCCACGGGATATAAGAAGACCGCCACCAAAGCAAGGAAGTATTTTACCCCGTTCATCGAATTGTGCTTTATCGACCTGCTCTGCTGTGTGGTTATCCCTTTCCCGGTTTTCTCGATGCTGTGGACTGGTTACTGTATCTTCTGTGAGTTCGTGTCGGTAAGGGAGAAGTCATGGGAGAAAGCGGAGCTGCGGAAAGCTGAGAAGACGATGAGTGTAATCATCGAGAACAAGGATGATATTGCCAAAATCATGGCTCAGGTATTGTTTGACAATGAAAAGGGAAAGGAGGAAAAGAAATGAGTTTACCAAGAGGTTTGAGAAACAATAATCCAGGAAATATCCGTAACAGTTCTACCGTATGGGTCGGAGAGATAACACCGAGTAAAGACAAGTCGTTCAAGCAGTTCAAGTCAATGGCATACGGTTATCGTGCCTTGATAAAACTTTTGCAGAACTACCGTAAACTGCACAACTGTAGAACTATCAGTGATTTCATTAATCGTTGGGCACCGCCTTGCGAGAATAATACTTCCGGTTATATCAATCGTGTATGCAGTGAGATGCAGGTGCCTAACACTTATATACCGGATATTGAGGATAAGGCTACGATGTGTGCTTTTGCAGCCGCTATTTCGCAGGTAGAGAACGGTGTTCCGGCTGTAATGTCTGATGTGGGAAACGGGTGGAACTTATTGTAAACGGCAATGTACTTCACAGCGGAAAGCCGTCGCACATACAAACAGTTTATCATTAAACAGAATAGCTATGAAAAGGTTCATTGAGAAATCGGATTGGCCGGAATTTTGGAGATTATTGTTTTGGCTTGCCGTCGGCTTGTCCGCTATGCTGTGGAGCATATTGCTTTCATCGTGTGGAAACATAAGATATGTCCCGGTGGAAACGGTGCGTACAGACAGCGTGTATAATACCGTTTACCGGCGTGACAGCATATATATGCGTGACAGCGTATATGTACTTGACAAGGGAGATACTGTCTATCAATTCAGGTATAAATACCTATTTGTGGATAAAGTCAAGCATGACACGCTTTATATCGAAAGGACAGACAGTGTTCAGGTCCCTTACCCGGTGGAGAAGGAATTGACCCGATGGCAGTCCTTCAAGCAGGAAGCGGGAGGTTTCGCTATTGCCACTATAGTAGTGGTACTACTGATAGTTTTTGGAAAAATGGTTTATAAGTTGAAGAAAGGAGGCTGACATGACTTAGCATTACTATCCGGGCGAGTAGAAGCGCCCATAGGAAAACTTATCGTAAAATGCGCTCTTTTCGGGGCTTAGAGTAAAAAGAAAGCCCCCAACGCTCAAATAATTATTGCCACATAAAAATTTGAAAAAGCATAAGATACCGCACGTTGGAGGCTTAATATCTTCAACACGGTATCTTGTGCTTTGTTCATGTATATATCAAGTTTTATGTGGCAGGGCAAAGATAAGCATAAAAATTAGAAAAAGCTATGTGCAAATCAGAAATCTTTGTCGAAACAATCAATCTCGTATCACAAGAAACCGAAATTCCGGCAGAACGTATCTTGTCTCCGGACAAGGACGCGGAAACGGTAGATGCCCGCTATCTCCTTGTATCCCTCCTTGCCGATAGGGGCATGTACCCTTCACAGATAGCAGTTCATATCCACAAGACCAAACGTGCGGTGAACTACATGATTTCCAATTTCCGTGAGCGCATGGAAGGTGGGAAAATGTTGAGAATATATTGGGAAAACATTAGGAAATCGTTGGGAAACAACTGATTTACATACCGGTATTAAGTATATACTTTTGTGATGCGGTTGATATTGACCGTAATTGACTAAACTATTCTATTATGGAAATAATTGAAAAGAAAGTGTACGAGGAGGGTTCGAGCGACCGAAACCGTGGTACAAGAGAGCGTGCTAACGCAGGGCTTACACTGGGTATTATTGGTACTGTACTTGGCGCAGCCGCCTTATGGGGCCGTGGAAACGGTATCGGTTCCATTTTGGGAGGCGGTGCATCCGGTGGTGCAGGTTCTCCTGCAAATGTAAACATCAATGCTTATGGTACTGGCGGTACTGGATGTGTTGCTCCTACTTCCTTCCAAGCATTTGAAAAAGAATGTGGCGATGTTTTAGCACTGACCAACGAGATGTGGGGGCTGAAAGTAGGTACCATGCAGGCTGCTACTGCTGCACGCGAGGTGGACGTTGCAGAGAAATTCGGTCTGTACAAGGCCATGACCGATGCGGATTTCGGTCTGTACAAGAACAACCGGGACAACATCGATGCAGTGAACAACCGTCTTAACTCTGAAATCTTCGGGCTGTACAAATACACCCGTGATAAGGATGACGAAACGCGCAAGGAATTGTGTGAATTGAAGGCCCAGGTTGCAATAGCCAATGCCATCCGTCCGTATCAGGACAAGTTGATTCAGTGCGAAATTGAGAAGGCTTTCACTGCCGGAATCAATTACACGGACAGAAAGACTTGTAAGATGGTGGAAGGTGTAGTGGTAGTTCCGAACGAGCCTACCATTACCGGATATGGCAGCTACTGTTGCTTTCGCAACAACACGGCCGCAGGCGGTGGAGGCGCAGCCTAAATCCGTAGTCCGGGTAAAAAACACAAGACGTAGAAAATCCAACAAGTAAAAACTGGAATATGCAAGGAAACAACTTTTTCTTTAATTCAGACCCGTTATTGGGCTCAACCAGCTATGATGCCCAATATCAAGAAATCGAACGTTTGCAGCAAGCATTGGAAAACAAGAAGCGCATGATGCAGCAGGCCAAGGAACAGATGTCCCAATCTATCGATTCAAACCAGAGCCGTACTCCGGTATGGGATGAAATAGAAGGAATCATATCCAACATGACCGACAAGGAATTCGAGATTGTGACAAGCAATGAAGAATTCATTGAAAGCCAGAATGTGGTGATGTCTATCCTCCAGTCCAAGTACATGCAGATGATGCGGCCGGTCGTAGAGGGTTCCCAAGAGGGAAAGGATGCTCTTGAAAAGCACCTTACCTTGGTAAAGAGGCTCCGTAAGTCCGCAGCTTCGGAGGTGGACAAGGAGATTAGCGACTTTCAGGAATATAAGGAAAGGTATTCCGATATGACGTATTCCGAATACCAGAAAATGAAACGTGAAAAAAACAAGAAAAAATGACCATTGAAGATTTGAACAAATTCAAGGGTTCCATCAAAAGTGCATTTCAAGATTGGGGAAATGCCAAGATAGAAGAGATGGTTCCGAAAAGGGTAAAGACAAAAGCGTTCCTGAAAAACGGGTTGAATAACCTGCTGTCAAGGCATGACGCCAATCTGAACAAGTGGATAGACGGGATTTTCCTGTTTGTCGCGGATGAAGAAGGTACTATAGACAGCGATGTCATGATTGACACTTTAGCGGACATGTTCAAGGAGATGCCCAAGAAAGGATACAGTTTTGGTTCACTGGACATTGTTGCCGGAGACGGTGAATTCGTGATAAGTTTCCCGCGTAATTTTCTGGTAGACATGCTTGTCGGTGATATGGGCAGTGTAAAGTTTACCACAGAGGATATTCTTGATTTCAAG